TCAACGCCTATGTTCGCACCAAGCCGACCGCCAAGGGTAACAGCGCCGACCAAGCGTTTACGCGTTTTACGCGCCGTTTAACCGAAGCGTTTGGTATCAGCGCACCCAAGGCGCAGACAGACGCCGCGATCGCCAAACGAGCCGACCGCGCCAAGGCAGAGGAAACTTTGCTAGCCAAGCACCGCCAAGCCACGCCGACCCTGTTAAAAGAACAGTTAAAAGCCGCGTATCAAACGCTTGCCGATCAACCAACAAGCGCGAAACTCAAGGCGCAAACCAAGGAACTCGAAAAGGTTTTGAAGATCAAAACCAAGGACAGCGACGCCCAAGAACGCGAAGAACTCAAAACCCTGCGCGATGAACTGCGCGAGGCGATGAAGAACTGCGCCGACATGGACAAATTACAACAAGCGATTGACATTTTAGCGGAGTAATACTACTTAAAGCCACCGACTAAAAATCGGTGGTTTTTTTCCTACCGCGTTGGCATGACCGTTCCCAGCCTGTTTTGTCGTTTTTTGACTGGGACATGTTGACCAAAAATAATTATGTCTCTTAGGGTTTCCCCTATTGTTTTATTCTCTCACTACTGTACTATGGAGACACCTAGGGAATAGGTCTCTAGGACATTTCGGAGAAAACCATGACAGAAAAGAAAGTATCAGATCCCATTGAAGCTTTGAGCTTCGATCAAAAAACAATTGCAGCCGATTGTGGTAAGAGCTTTGCAAAGAATAAATTCGAGAGAATTGAAATTGCAAAAAGTTATTCTCGCATGCTCGGCACAGATCCAACATATGAACAATGGGAGAGCGCTCGGGTTAACTGGGTATCAGGACATGCAGAAGAGAACCCCGAGCTTACTGGAAACGCTCATGACGCGGCATGGGGTGAATTCGCAAAGCTCTTAGCAGATCTATTCGGTCAAACTAAGCCTAAGAGTACAAACCCAGTCAGCACTAAAAAAGCAGAAGAACGGGCAAAAAAAGCAGAAGAGGTATTAGAGAAATTTAAAGACAAAAAAGTCTATGAGCTTAGGGATATGTTAACTAAGAGCTTTGAAGCTCTAGCAAAGAACCCCGAGAATAAAGACAATAAGAAAAAGAATAAAGAAATAGATCAAGCTCTGAAGCTCAGGACAACAGAAGAGAATAAAGCTCATGGTGAAGAGCTTAAAGCTCTCAGGACTCAAGCTCGCGAGCTTGTAGGGAAATGCACCGATATTGAAAAGCTTGAAGCAGTAATGGATATATTAGATCCTAATACAGATCTAGAATATAAGATCGAAGACTAACCCTAAGCTCTAACCTCTAAGCCCTACGCAATGCGTGGGGCTTTTTTTTGTCTCCAGTACTTTGGCAGCCGAGCTTAATTTTCTCCGATCTGACTGGTCTCCCCTTCACTTTTCTAGTTATCCACAGACTGGACACCCCACCACCCCAAAACAGAAAATGGGACTCCCCCCTCCTTACACTATGATTCGCTCTCTCGATGCGCAGATTTGGAATTGCCCCCCGTCATTAGGGAAAACCCTATACCCCCCACCCCCTATTTTTTGGTGGGGTAACTCCGAGTTATCCAACCATAGAAACACTCCCCGGGTAGGATTCCTTACCTCCTCTTGCATACTGCACTATTTTTATGCTACATTTCACTACCTTCTTTTGGAGTGCCACAGTCCGCATGACTCTAACTATTGCGCCTACACAGGATCATCCGCTGCCCAGTAACCTATCTGAGCAGGTTGGCGCGTCTCTACAAGAGAATGCAAGGGTAGCCGCTACGACTGCGGTATTAATGACTGAGCTTGGCATGCCGTTTGAAATGACGGAAGAAGATGAAGAAGCCGCTCGTAAGTTATTTGCACAAGTAGATACCAAGAAAAAACAAAACATTAACCCACCTGCTTTGTACCAAGGCGGCGTGGCTTTAAAACTATCTGCGCTACTATCAGAATACGACCACCGCATCGTGCTTGATGCGTCCCAAGCCAGAACATATATCACCAACAGGCTGGTAGAAATTAGCTCGTGCGGGGACACAAAAAGTGAACTCCGCGCTCTGGAATTGCTAGGAAAGATGTCAGACATCGGTGCGTTTACTGATAAGTCTGAGATAACTATTACCCACCGTTCATCTAGCGATCTGAAACAAGTAATCCACGAAAAGATTTCCCGCCTTTTGCAGGGTAACGTCATAGACGCGCCTGTAAAAAACATAAGTGATGAGTTAGGTTTAAATGACACCGACGATGAGTCCACAGGAATTACAGAATATTCTGAAGATACTTCCGAACCTACCTGAAGCCCAACTTCGTGATCTGTATGTTGCCCTAGAGGAACATGAGATCATCGCAAAACGGGAACAGGCGGTGGATTACTTCATGCCCTTTGTAAATAGGGTGTGGCCTAGCTTTATTGAAGGTGCACATCACAAGAGAATGGCAAAAGCCTTTGAGCGAGTGGCTCGTGGAGAGTGCAAACGGCTCATAATTAACATGCCACCCCGTCATACCAAGTCAGAATTCGCGTCATACCTACTTCCAGCGTGGTTTTTAGGTAAATATCCGGGCAAAAAGGTGATTCAGGCATCCCACACTGCTGAATTGGCGGTTGGTTTTGGTCGAAAAGTGCGAAATTTGGTGGATTCCGAGACTTATAAAGAGATTTTTCCCAAATTACACCTCCAAGCGGACTCAAAAGCGGCTGGACGATGGAATACCAGCGCAGGTGGCGACTATTTTGCGATTGGTGTGGGCGGTGCGGTAACTGGTAAAGGTGCTGACGTACTAATAATAGATGACCCGCACTCAGAACAAGAGGCTGCGATGGCGGCTATGAACCCTGATGTGTATGACAAGGTGTACGAGTGGTATACGTCAGGCCCGCGTCAGCGTTTACAGCCGGGCGGAGCGATTGTGGTCGTGATGACCCGCTGGGCGCAACGAGATTTGACTGGTCAAGTACTAAAAGCCGCTGCCGCAAGGGGTGGGGAAGAGTGGGAAGTCATTGAATTCCCCGCAATCCTGCCTTCGGGTAATCCCTTATGGCCTGAGTTTTGGAGTATGGAGGAGCTTTCTGCGCTTCGCGAAGAACTGCCTAATAGTAAGTGGCAGGCGCAGTACCAACAGAACCCAGTAGGTAACGAGGCGGCAATTATTAAGCGCGACTGGTGGAAATGGTGGGAGAACGAGCAGCCGCCAATATGTGAGTACATCTTGCAGACATGGGATACGGCGTTTGAGAAGAACAATCGGGCTGACTATTCTGCGGGAACAACGTGGGGCATATTTAAGCATGATGAGGATCATGGGATGTCAAACATCATTTTGCTCAATACGTACAAGAAGCGGGTTGAGTACCCAGAATTGAAACGAGATGTCCTTGAGGAGTACAACGAATACGAGCCAGATGGGATTCTGATTGAGAAAAAGGCGTCTGGTGCGCCCCTCATTTACGACCTACGGGCGATGGGTATACCTGTGCAGGAGTACACCCCAAGTAAAGGTCAGGACAAAATTGCCCGCTTGAACTCTGTATCAGACATAATTGCGTCAGGAAAAGTATGGATTCCTCGCACGCGATGGGCGGAAGAGTTAGTAGACGAGATAGCGGCGTTTCCGTCAGGCGAGCACGATGACTTGGTTGACGCAACGACCCTAGCGCTGATGCGCTTTCGTCAAGGTGGGTTCTTACGCTTACCAAGCGATGAACCTGAAGAGATTAATTATTTTCGTAGCCGCAGAAAAGAGCGGTTTTACACAGTGTAAGGACACAAAATGGCAACAAGTTCAATGGACAAAAGTCTGTATCAAGCCCCACAGGGTATCTCCGAGCTTATGGAACCCGATATTGAGATCGAGATCGAGGATCCCGAGTCAGTCAGTATTGGCATGGGTGACATTGACATCGACTTAAAACCGCAAAAAGAAACAGCGGAAGACTTTGATGCCAACCTTGCCGAATACATGGACGAGGGTGACTTAGATTCACTTGGTAACGACTTAGTTGAAGACTTTAGCAAAGACGTAATGGATCGCAAAGACTGGATCAAAACCTATGTCGATGGCTTGAAGTTGTTGGGCTTGCAGTACGAAGAGAGAACAGAACCTTGGCAAGGTGCTTGTGGTGTATTTCATCCCATGCTTACAGAATCAGTCGTGCGTTTCCAGTCAGAGGCAATGATGGAGACATTCCCTGCTATGGGGCCAGTTAAAACGCAGATTGTTGGCGCAGTTGACTTGCTTCGTGAAGAAGCCGCCGCCCGCGTGCGCGAGGACATGAACTACCAGTTGACCGAGGTGATGGTCGAGTACCGCCCAGAGCACGAGAAGATGTTGTGGTCGCTCCCTTTAGCGGGCTCAGCGTTTAAGAAGGTGTACTTTGATCCAGCTAAGGGTCGCCAAGTTGCGGTGTTCATTCCAGCCGAAGACATAGTAGTGCCGTATGGCGCTAGTAATCTTGAGTCCGCCGAGCGGGTCACACATGTGATGCGCAAGACCGAGAACGAGGTTAAGAAGTTGCAAGAAGCTGGGTTCTACCTTGACGTGGACTTGGGCGAACCGACGCATGAGCTAGACGACATTGAGAAACAGAAGGCTGAAGAGCAAGGCATGTCAGCTTTGAATGATGACCGTTTCCGTTTCCTTGAGATGCACGTTGACTTGGACTTGTCTGGGTATGAGCATAAAGACAAGAAGGGCAAAGAGACGGGTATAGCACTGCCATACGTAGTGACTATTGAGAAGGGTACACGCAAGGTTTTAGCTATTAGGAGAAATTGGTATGAAGACGATGAACTGCACACCAAGCGACAGCACTTTGTCCACTACCAGTACATCCCCGGATTCGGGTTCTATGGGTATGGTCTTATCCATCTTATCGGGGGCTACGCCAAGTCCGCCACCATGCTCATTCGACAGTTGGTGGATGCGGGCACTCTATCAAACCTACCCGGTGGCCTCAAGTCCAGAGGACTTCGCATCAAAGGAGACGACACCCCCATCCAGCCCGGAGAGTTTAGAGACGTAGATGTACCCTCAGGAAGCATCCGTGACAACATATTACCACTGCCATACAAGGAGCCGTCACAGGTTCTGTTTGCACTATTTCAGAACATAGTTCAGGAAGGCCGTGCGTTTGCGTCGAGTGGCGACATGAACGTGTCCGACATGAGTACTAACGCTCCAGTAGGTACAACACTAGCTCTGTTGGAGAGAACGCTCAAGGTGATGACGGCTGTTCAAGCGCGGCTGCACTACACCATGAAGCAAGAGTTCCGCTTACTTAAAAGCATCATTGCTGACTATACGCCCGAGGAGTATGACTATGAACCTGAAGACGCAGGCCGTAAGGCCAAGAAATCGGACTACGACAGCACAGATGTTATTCCTGTCAGTGATCCTAATGCAGCAACAATGGCGCAGAAGATTGTGCAGTATCAAGCTGTTCTTCAATTGGCTCAGTCTGCACCACAACTCTATAACTTACCTCTGTTGCATCGCCAGATGATTGAGGTGTTGGGCATTAAGAATGCCAACAAGTTAGTACCGGTGGAAGACGACCAAGTGCCAACTGATCCAGTGCAGGAGAACCAGAACATCCTTATCATGAAGCCGGTCAAGGCGTTTATTGAGCAGAATCACGAGGCTCACATTCAAGCGCACATGGCGGCTATTCAGAATCCAAAGATTCAACAGTTGATGCAGATGAACCCGCAAGCTCAAGCGATCATGGCGGCAGCTATGGCGCACATCAACGAGCACATTGCGTTTGAGTATCGCAAGCAGGTTGAGATGGCGATTGGTACACCACTGCCAAACGAAGAGCAGAACAAACAAGTGTCTCCAGAGTTGGCGGATCGTATTGCAATGCTTACTGCGCAAGCGTCTCAGCAGTTAACTCAGCAGGCACAACAGCAAGCCCAGCAACAACAAGCTCAACAGCAAATGCAGGATCCGATTGTTCAGATGCAGATGCAAGAGTTGCAGATCAAACAAGGCGAGTTGCAGCTTAAACAGCAGAAGCAACAGATTGACGCTGCGGCAAAAGCGGATCAGATCCGTATTGAAGAAGCACGTATCGCGGCTCAAAAAGAGATTGCTGCTATGCAGGTTGGCGCACAAGCCGCTGCAAGCAAAGACAAGTTAGCAAGACAGCAAGAGACTGAAGGAATGCGTATGGGCATTGACGCTGCCAAACACAAAGCGCAGATAGCCGTACAGCAAGCACAACGGGCGGCGCAACGAAACCAGCCTAGCAACAGGAAGGAAAATAAATGAATTCACAAGCGCTTTCATACCTCCTCAAAGAAATTGACAAATTGCGCGAGGATCAAGCTATTTTTTTAAGTGGCGGCGGTGCTAAGGATTTCGCCGAGTATCGGCACGTTTGCGGAGTTATTCGTGGTCTAACTCACGCAGATCAAATTGTCAAAGACCTTGCGAAAAAACTGGAGTATTCCGATGACTGAATTTGATGTCGCTGCGGTAGATTTGTCTGGCATTCTTAACACGAGTGCAGAGGATAAAGCGAAACAGTTGCCTGACCCTAAAACTTTCCGCCTTTTGTGCGTCGTTCCTGAAGCAATGGAAGAGTTTGCAGACAGTGAAATTGGTATTGTTAAATCAAATCAATCCATGCACTATGAAGAAGTACTGACCCCAGTGCTATTTGTAGTAAAGCTAGGCCCTGATGCCTATACAGACACCGCTCGGTTCCCTAATGGGCCGTCGTGCAAGGAAGGTGACTTTGTCATCGTCCGACCCAATTCAGGCACCCGTCTGAAGATTCATGGTCGTGAATTCAGGATCATCAACGATGATTCGGTTGAAGCGGTTGTGGAAGATCCGCGTGGCATCACCCGCGCTGCATAAGGAGTAACACATGGCAACACCAAAGTTTGAAGACTCTTATGAGTTTCCTGATGAAAAGGCAGAGAAAGCTGCTGCTGAAGACAAGTTTGAGATTGAAATCGTAGACGATACGCCACCTGCTGATCGTGGGCGCAAGCCTATGAAAGAGCCAGTAGAAGATCCAACTGACGAAGAGTTAGCTACCTACGACGAGAAGGTTCAAGCGCGGATGAAGAAATTCACCCGTGGTTACCACGATGAACGCCGCGCCAAGGAAGAGGCCGTGCGCGAACGCGAGGCGGCTGAAACCTTTGCCAAACAAGTCTACGAAGAGAACAAAAAGCTTCAACAACAGCTTTCTAGTGGTAGTAAAGTATTTATTGAGCAGTCTCAATCCACTGCCCAGTTAGAGCTTGACTCTGCCAAGAAGCGCTATAAAGAAGCCCACGAGTCTGGTGATGTAGACGCACTAACTGAAGCTCAAACTGAGATAGCAAAAGCTACTCTTAAGATAGATAAAGCCTCTGGGTTAAAGCCTATTGAGGTTGAGGAACGTGAGTTTCAAACCGCGCAACCCGACCAACCTAAGATGACCCCCCGCACTAAAAAGTGGGTTGAACGCAACAATGATTGGTGGGGTGTTGACGACGAAATGACTATGACTGCAATGGGTATTGACAGAAAGTTGCAGAAAGAGTATGGTGCGGACTATGTAGGTACTGAAGAGTACTTTCAAACCATCGACAAAACGATGCGCAAAAGATTTCCTGAACACTTTGATAGTGAACAGAGCTATGAGGAAGACGATCCGCCTCCTAATAAAAGAACGTCAGAACCGGTTGTTGAGGATGATGAACCCCCACGCCGTGCAACACGAATTACTTCGCCTGTGGCTCCTGCTGCACGAAGTACACCGCCTAATCGCATTCGCTTAAAGGCATCTGAAGTTGAGACTGCGCGTCGCCTTCAAGTGCCCATTGAGGAATATGCTAAACAGGTTGCTTTACTTAGAAGAGGTTCTTAATCATGGAAAATATCGAAACAAAAAAACCGCAAAATCGTTTGGATCGTGCATTGGATACTAGGGCTGCTAACTTCAGACCATCGTCTTGGCAAGCCCCTGAAACTCTGCCTCAACCAGAGGATAGACCCGGTTGGAAACATCGTTATGTTCGTTTAAGCACCAATGGTCAGTCTGATCCATCAAATATTTCTTCTAAGTTACGTGAAGGATACGAGCCCTGCAAAGCAGAGGACTATCCTGAACTCATGATGCACGCCGCTATTGAAGGTCGCTTTAAAGGTGGTATTGAAGTAGGTGGTTTGTTACTCTGCCGTATTCCAGCCGAATTTATGGATCAACGTGACGCTCACTTTGCAAAAATAAATAAGGCACAAATGGATTCTGTAGACAACACCTACATGAAAGACAACGATCCACGAATGCAAAAATTTGCGGAACGTTCGTCTAAAGTCACATTTGGCACAGGTTCTTAAATTTTTTTAAAAGGAGTCTTAAATGGCTTATCCCGCTGTATCAGCTCCGTACGGGCTGTTGGCGCAGAACTTAATTGGTGGTCAAGTATTTGCGGGTTCTACCCGTATGTACCCCATCCAGTACGGTTATGCGACCGACATCTTCTACGGTGATTTCGTCGTACTATCGCGTGGTTCTGTAACTCGTGCCTCAGTTTCTACTGGCACTGGTTTAAACCAAACGGTTGGTATTTTCTTGGGTTGTACTTTCACCAATCCTTTAACTAAGCAAAAGCAATTCAACCAATACTGGCCTTCAGGAACCCTTGCAGGTGACTGTGAAGCCTATGTGTTGGATGACCCTGATGCTGTGTTTAAGGCTGTTGTATGTTCCGCCACTACTGTTGTTGCTTCCGCTGCTATGGCGATGATTGGTACCAACCTATCCGCCATTAACAATACGGGTAGCACAACCACTGGTAATTCTGCTAACGCAGTTTTAGCTCCTACGGCAACTCCAGTAACAACCACCTTACCTTTGCGTTTGGTTGGCTTGGTACATGAGTCTGCTATTTCAGTAAGTGCAACTGGCTCTTCATCTTCTACAACAATTACCTTAACTGGTTCTGGCTTGCCTAGCGCAATCCCCATTGGAACAGATGTAGCCTACATTGCAGCAAACGGGCAATTCATTCAAACGGGTTCTTTTGTAACCGCCGCAGCATCAGCCGCTGCGACATCAGTTACGATTAACGCTGCGATTGCCGTGCCGGGTAGTGTTGTGGCTATTCCTAGCGCATCCACTATTGTGTTCACCCAGTATCCAGAAGTCTTGGTTAAGTTAAACCAAGCACTGCACGGTTACTACTCTGCCACTGGCGCTTAAGGAGTTACTTAAATGGCTATTTCACGTGCACAACTACTTAAGGAACTCTTGCCCGGCTTGAATGCTTTGTTTGGTATGGAGTACGCTCGCTACGGTGAGCAACACAAAGAGATCTACGAAACAGAGACCTCTGAGCGTTCCTTTGAAGAAGAAACCAAACTGTCTGGCTTCTCAGCCGCACCTGTCAAAAACGAGGGTTCTGCCATCGCTTATGACAATGCTCAAGAGGCATGGACTACCCGCTACAACCACGAAACCATTGCTTTGGGTTTCTCAATCACTGAAGAAGCGATTGAAGATAACTTGTACGACAGCTTGTCTGCTCGTTACACCAAAGGTCTGGCTCGTGCTATGGCGTATACCAAGCAGGTTAAAGCAGCCGCTACTCTCAACAACGGTTTTTCTGCCGCTTATGTTGGTGGTGATGGCGTTGCTTTGTTTAGCACTGCTCACCCCTTGGTTTCTGGTGGTACTAACTCCAACCGTCCTTCCACTGCTGCTGACTTGAATGAAACTTCGTTGGAAAACGCTGTTATTCAGATCGCTGCATGGACAGACGAGCGTGGTTTGTTGATCGCCGCCAAGCCCAAGAAGCTGATTGTTCCCCCTGCATTGCAGTTTGTGGCTACCCGCCTGTTGGAAACCAACCTCCGTGTTGGCACTACCGACAACGACATCAATGCTCTGAAGAACAACGGTTCTATCCCTGAAGGCTACACCATCAACAACTACTTGACCGACACAAACGGCTGGTATTTGACTACTGATGTGCCTAACGGTCTGAAGCATTTTGTTCGTTCACCCCTTGCTAACAGCATGGACGGTGACTTTGATACCGGCAACGTCCGTTACAAAGCCCGCGAGCGTTACAGCTTCGGTTGGTCTGATCCATTGGGAATGTTCGGTTCCCCCGGTTCGTCCTAAAAAGACTGAGAAGGGGGCCTTGTGCCCCCTTTTCTTTTGGTGTATATTGAACGCATTCCGGGAAACCCGGCGTATCAAACAGTCCCGGCTGACTGTCATGCAAGATTGATACGCTATAACGCATGGAGAATTAAACATGGGATTCGCAACTCACCTTGGCCCTTGGTTGTTGGGCACTGTTAAAAACACAACTGGAACTACTGCTGGCTCTATCCGCAACATGGGCGCGACAGTCGTATCGCAGTCTAAAGACATTTTGTACACGGACATTACAGCAGCTACGGTTGCCTTCACTATTCCGGCAGGCTCACAGATTCTTTCTGCGGCGTTTAACACCACTGTTGCATATGCAACAACAACTCCTACATACGCACTCTTCGCTAATGCTGTTGCAATTAATACAGCCGCAAACGGAAGCGTATTTACAAACACTGGCATCGTAAATATTTTGCTTGGCAATAACTCTGCCGCCGCCGCTGTGCTGTGTAATAACGTAGGTACAGGCGACGCAATCATTACATTTACACAGGCTAACGTCACCGCCACCTCTGGTGCTGGCGTATTGACTATTACGTATGTTGTAAAAGACAGCGACGGCTCTGCTAACCCAACCGCCACTCAACAGTAATTGATCTAGGGGGCTTCGGCCCCTTTTAAAAGGAGATTGATTATGTCAATGCAAACGGACGTAAAGTCAGCCCACGCTACCGGCGCGCAAACAAACTTAGCCCTTGTATCTGGTCGTGTCCGCCTTAAATCGGTAATCATTACCGGTGGCGCAAGCGCAGGCATGGCGCGTTTTTTGGATGCTTCCAGCGGTAACATTTTGTTGGAATTGGACACTGGCTCAAACTCTAATATGACCAATGTTCTTTTGCCGGGCGAAGGTATCGTTTTTCCAGATGGAATTTGGTATACCTCTGTGTCAACCGCACCTACCGGCATTACGGTGTGCTATGGCTAAGAAAAAAGGCCCCTCCCTTGCAATTGGTCGTGGTGAAAAACTGCCCGCTTCCAAGGGGGCGGGTTTGACTGCCAAAGGGCGTGCCAAGTACAACGCAGCAACAGGAAGCAACTTGAAGGCTCCGCAACCACAAGGCGGCGCACGCAAGAAGTCGTTCTGCGCTCGTATGTCTGGTATGCCCGGCCCGATGAAAGATGAAAAAGGTAAGCCTACCCGCAAGGCGGCTTCTCTAGCAAGATGGAAGTGTTGAGGAGAAACACATGAGACCTATAAATCCTAATATGCCTAAACCGGGCATCCGCACATCAACCCCCGGTAAGCAGGACATGCCCCCTCCTCCCGGTATGCCTGCTGGCGCTTTTCCACCCAAAGTTACTGCTCCTCGTGCCCCTGTACAGCAACCTCGGGCTATGCCTGCTATGCCTCCTCGTGCACCTGCTATGCCTCCTCAAGGTATGCCTATGCCCCCTCGTGGTCAACAAGCAAATATGCCTCCTCAAGGTATGCCTGCTATGCCTCCTCGTGCTATGCCTCCTCGCGGTATGCCTACTATGCCTCCTCAAGGTATGCCTGCTGGTACGCAAGGACTTGGACAAGCTATGGGTTCGATGCCTCAAGGCTCCCCAGCTAAACTGGGTCAACTGGGTGCGGCAATGGGGAAAACAATGGGCGGCATGGGTATGAAAAAAGGCGGCAAAGTCTCCAGCGCTTCCAGCCGTGCTGATGGCTGCGCCACCAAAGGCAAAACAAAGGGTAGGTTTGTATGAACGAACAAAACCAAGAAACTTTGAAGCACATGATTGATGGCGCTTCTATCCTTACTGTGATAGGAACACTTGTGGAATTCTTACCCGCCGTATCTGCGGTTCTCAGTATTGTTTGGGTGGCAATCCGCATCTACGAAACAGATACTGTGAAGAAGCTTTTGAACCGCAAGAAAGACGATGATGCCAGCAACGAGTAAAAAGCAAAAAACCTTCATGGATGCTGTGGCTCACAATCCAGCATTTGCAAAGAAAGTTGGAGTTCCTAAAGCTGTAGGCAAGGACTTCAGTGAGGCCAGCAAAGGCATGAAGTTTGGTAAGGGTTCCACAACTCGTACTGATCGACAGACAATCAACAATCCTAAAACCAATCAAGGTAAACAGGAACTTTTTAAAGAAGGCGGATCTATGGCAACAAAAATGAACCCCGGTTTTATGGCGATGATAGCTAAGAAAAAAGCTGGAGCCAAGTCAGCGATGCCTTCTAAGATGGGCAAACCTGTAATGAAAAAAGGCATGGACACCGCCAAAGACGGTATGAAGAAAATGGCTAAAGGTGGTGGTGTCGAGGCCAAGGGTAAAACCAAAGGCAAGATGATTAAGATGAACATGGGCGGCAAAGCCTGCTAAAAGGAGTTAATCATGGGAAAAAAAGCGAGAGACATAGCGGCGTTAGCGGGCCTTGCAGGTTTGGCTTATGCCAATCGTGACAAGTTGTTTGGTGGGAAAAAGACATACAACGAAGACGCGGGCGATCAAAAGACAAGTTCTTATACCGGAGACACTAAAAAAGTCGAAGATAAAGACGAGCCACGCCGCAAGATTGAAGACTATCAAAAGAAGGCTCCTGAGGCCGAAGACGCCAACTATGGGAATGAAGGCCGCCGGACGTCAATGGGCGTTTCACCCGTATCGAAGCCTGCGGCTAAATCTAGTCCAAAGTTAGAAACGATCACAACCCGTAAAGACCCACGCGAAGCTGAAGCTGGCATGACTCGTGGTACTCGCCCTTCTGTAGCCAAGAACTCAGACTACAGTAATGAGGGTCGTAGTTCTACTGCGCCAGCTAAAAATCCTAACTACAGTAACGAAGGTCGTAGCTCTACCGCACCTACTATTGCTTCAAAAGTTGGGAATATCGCTAAAGATACAGCGATTGCCGCTGTTAAAGCCGCTAATCCAGTCGCTACCGCTGCTTATGAATTTGGAACAACACCAACTTCTGAACAGGCTTCAGCAAACCGACAAGCGGCATACGACAAAGTTAAATCTGTTGGCTCAAAAGTGGCTGACTACGTAAAGAACTTTGAAACCCCCGCAGAGCGTCGTTCACGCGAAGCCAAGGAAGCTTCAGGCATGAAGCGTGGTGGTATGACCAAGATGGCTTCTGGTGGTATGACTGCTTCACGCCGTGGCGATGGTATTGCTCAGCGGGGTAAGACTCGCGGAAAAATGTGTTAAATCATGGGAAGACACTCAAGGCACTATAACGACCTGAACCCACTTGAAGGTGGTGGGAGTGGTGGCGGTAGCAAGAGTTACGTTGCGCCGATTGGTGGTGCTTTGGGTGCTGCTGGAGTGCTTGGCACAACTAAAGTAATGCTTGATAAGGCTGAAAAAGATAGAGCCGCAAGAGATACTGCGGAATCTGCAAAAGAACGCTTAACCCAAAAAGAAAAGCAAATGGTTCAAGAAGCAGAAGACGAAAGAACGCAGGAAAAGATCAAGAAAGCTCCAACTACCAAGACGGAAATGGGTAAAGCATTTGCCAAAGGCGGTATGACTGCTTCCAGTCGTGCTGATGGTTGCGCTGTCAAAGGCAAAACCAAAGGACGGTTTGTATGATGTCTTCTCGCGGCATGGGAGCAATCAACCCCAAGAAGATGCCGGGGAAGAAGGTCATTCACCGCAAGGACAAGCCGCAGGATGTGGACATGTATGCAGAGGGCGGCAAAACAAAGTCTAAGGTAAATGAAGCTGGTAACTACACCAAGCCTGATTTGCGCAAACGTATCTTCAACAGCGTCAAAGCTGCGGCAATCGTAGGTACGGGTGCAGGGCAATGGAGCGCGAGAAAAGCGCAGGTCATGGCTAAACGGTACAAGGCTGCTGGCGGCGGGTATCGTGATTAAAAAACCTCAGCAATCCCTAAAAAACTGGGGTGAACAAGATTGGACAACTAAAAGTGGTAAAAAATCTTCTGACACAGGTGAGCGATACCTTCCAAAAGCTGCAATCAAAAGTCTCAGCCCTGCTGAGTACGCTGCGACAACACGTGCAAAACGTGCTGGCAAAGCTAAAGGGAAACAATTCGTGAAACAACCACCCAAGGTGGCGAAGAAAACGGCAGGATTTAGATAATGGCAAACACTTCCGGCGCATCATCATTTAACCTTGACCTTGTTGAGTTGGTCGAGGAGGCGTTTGAACGCGCCGGTAGTGAGTCTCGCACCGGATATGACGTACGTACAGCCAAACGCAGTTTAAACATTATGTTTGCTGACTGGGCAAACCGTGGCATTAACTTGTGGACAATTGAGACTGGCGTGATTGACCTTGTTCAAGGGCAAAACACTTACCCAATACCCAATGACACCATTGATTTGTTGGAGCACGTTATCCGTACTGGTGCGAACGTAGCTGCAACTCAGGCTGATTTAAGCATCACTAGGATTAGCGTTTCTACCTACGCTACGATCCCCAACAAGATTACCCAAGCCAGACCTATTCAGATTTGGATTCAACGGTACAACGGTCAGGCTAGTCCCATCTCTTCTACGCTAACCACAACAATCACAAGTACATCAAGCACAATCGTGTTGAGTGATGTTACGGGTTTACCCGCAGCCGGGTTTATAAAAATTGACGATGAAATTATCAATTACGGGTATATAACGCAGAACACAAACGCCGTCAGCGGGACGCTATTTAATTGTTTCCGTGGTCAACAAAACACAATTGCCGTAGGACATACGGCTGCGGCTACCGTCTATTGGCAGCAAGTTCCAGCGATCACCGTTTGGCCTACCCCAGACAATGCCCAGACCTATCAATTGGTGTATTGGCGCTTGCGACGTACCCAAGACGCTGGCGGCGGTGTCAACATTATGGACGTACCTTTTAGGTTTATCCCCTGTATGGCGGCTGGGTTGGCGTATTACATTGCTGGGAAAATCCCCACGGGAATGGAACGCATCCCTATGTTAAAGGCGCAGTATGACGAAGCTTGGGAATTAGCGGCATACGAAGATCACGAGAAAGCAGCTTTGAGACTTGTACCCCGCCAAACCTACATTGGGAGGTAAGCGTGGGTAATCGTTACGCCTCTGGCAAGAATGCAATTGCAGAGTGTGACCGTTGTGGTCAGCGGTTTCAACTGAAGGTTTTAAAGACTGAGATCATTAAGACAAAGGAATATAACTTATTGGTTTGTCATGAGTGCTGGGATCCAGACCATCCTCAGTTGCAGCTTGGTATGTGGCCGGTGGATGATCCGCAGGCTCTGAGGAATCCTCGCCCTGACCGCAGTTATGTGATTTCGGGCTTATTGGCAGATGGCGAGTTGGGTGGGGGCAGTCGAATCTTCCAGTGGGGTTGGTATCCTGTTGGCGGGGCAAGTGGGTTTGACACTCTTTTAACACCAAATAACTTGGTGTTAGCGGTAGAAATTGGTACAGTAACGATAGCAACGACATAAGGAGTTCAAAATGAACAAAGCGGACATGAAGCAGGACAAAAAGATGATGGCTGGAGCCGTGCACAAGCACGAGAAAAGACTTCATCCCGGCAAGCCTATGACAAAGTTAGCCAAAGGTGGCAAGACCAATGAGATGATGATGAGCATGGGTCGTAATATGGCTAAAGTTGCAAATCAGCGAGGCAAATAATGGCTAAATTCAGCGATAAACGAATGGGTAAAGA